TCGAGCGATACCCTCAGTCGATCCTTCTTTCAAGGATGGCTGATGGCGACATCCCATTTGCACCGATCTGGGACGACATCACAACATTGGATGGACGGCCCTGGCGAGGAACCATCGACATCATATACGGCGGCTTTCCTTGCCAGGACATCAGTTGCGCAGGTACTGGCAAAGGCCTGGCGGGAAAGCGCTCAGGTCTTTTTTTCGAGATCATGCGTCTCGTCGATGAAATCGAGCCGAGTTTCCTGTTCTTTGAGAATGTGCCGGCTATCAGAACACGAGGCCTGGACCGCGTTCTCCAGGAACTTGCCAGCCGAGGGCATGATTGCCGATGGCGTATGCTATCCGCTCAAGAGGTCGGTGCGCCGCACATCCGGAACAGGTGGTTCCTGCTTGCTGCCAACCCCAATGGCTCAGCATTCCGGCAGCAATCGTTCCTGCCGCGACTCAGCGAAGCGACGCCCGTCTCTTCATCAAATGGCGAGGCAGAATTGCTGGCCAACGCCGATGACCAAGGACTACCGGAAGCCGGGGCAGGCGGGAAAAAATCGCAATTCCCTGCCTTTGAGCGATTCGGTGGGTGGGCTTCTGAATGTGGAATTCGTCGAGTGGCTGATGGGTGTGCCCACCGGATGGACCGCTTTAAAGCCCTGGGCAACGGGGTGGTACCGGCGCAGGTCAGGACGGCATTCTACAGCTTGCTAGTTGGCAGTAATTGAATATATTCCTCGTAGAACCTTCCATTTAATCAGGTATTTACGAGGAATCAAATGTTTGAAGCCCGATTCAACGATGGAAAGCTGAAGATTAAATACAACGCATTTCAGTTTGAGAGGCTTGCTCCTTCAGATCTGCGCTATAGACGCCAGCATCTGCAATGCCTTGAGTGCGATGGAGATGCCTACTTCCGAAAGAGATCAAAGAACGGAAACGACCCTTGCTTTGGGGCCAGACACTTAGAGGCTTTGTGTGGTGGGCTCAGTCCTGATGAGCGGGAAGCAAAGATTCAGAGTATTGAGAAGACGAAAAAATCTGTATCAAGGGTAATGCGATCGAAACAAGAACTTGAATTGGTTTTTAGGTCACCCTTAGAGACTCGAAAAAAGCCAAAAAATACCTCAGAAATCGTTCAGGAAGCTGCAGCGTCAGGTAAAGGCAAAATCATTGTTCGCAAATCTCACGATAAAAATCCTGTGGAAGAGAAATCTCCAGTTCTAAACCTAAAGAAGCTGCTTTCTTGGGTGATTGATGATGATGAAATGGTTAAGCGAGATAGAAGTTTTATTGTCAATGGAAAGACACGCTATTTCAATGAAATTTTTAGAGAGTTCAGAGACGCACAGTCAGACGGAGAATATTTTCTATACTGGGGCGTGATTCAGTACGCTGATATCAAGAAGAAGTGGTTGAATACTGGGAGAGATCAACTGTCCATAGTTATAGATGATGCTTTCCTGGATGACTTTCATGCAGCCTTCAAGATTAAATCGCGTGAAAAATTGATTGGTCGTTATGCGATGGTATACGGAAAGTGCAGAAAATCGTCAAAAACAGGAAAGAATTATATCACTGTTTACAATGTAGCCTACATTCATCTTGGTCGAAAATCTTAAACTAAGGAGTTCGTCTTGAGCAAAAAATGAGGCGAAAAGTTGCATGTTATCTATTTGAGATATCTGATAATTTTGGCGATAGCTAAGAGTCTCGACTAGTTCTTGGTTGATTTTTGCTTTGAAGAATCCAAAATTTTTTTCTGATTTGATAACTTTGCTTCAGAAATTGCTTTTGAAAGAGTATCAATCAATATTTGTGGTGAAGAGGGTTTTGTAACAACCGAGTGTATGTTCGAGATTGATAAATCGAAATCTCCAATGTCTGCTCCAGTATAAATCACAATCGCGATACCAGGTTGGCTTTGAGTCAATTTTTGGGCGAAGCCTATCCCGCTCATTCCTGGCATTATCAAGTCTGTGAGCACTGCGCTGACTTTGAATCCTTTAAGAATATCAAAGGCAGACTCAGCGTCGTTGGCTTTGATTACATTAAAGCCAACTGCGTCAAGTAAATCTGCTACTGTTTCTAAAACCTGAATATCATCATCGATGATAAGTATCGTTCTCGTAGACACGTTTCGGCTCCGGAATCTACATGGGATGTGTTGATGCTATCAGACTTTCAACTATATTGCCCTTTGGCTTTTACGTAAAACGAAAACCATCGTCTAGACGTCAGTAAATATGGTTTGTTTGAGGTTCTTGCAAAGAACGAGGAAAGCTTTGCGAAGTATGTCGTAAGGGCGCTAATTCTTTTGACAACTTCCAGGGGACTATGGAGGATCAGACTCTTGCAGTATTGCCCTGCTTTCCTCATATCACGGATATTCACCTTTACAAAGTTAACGCGTTAACTTAGAAATGTACATGTGTTCAGAAAATATCTGAGCGGGCATGTGAGTAGCAAGCCTCACACGGACCCTGATGGGCGGGGGAATCCGACCTTTTTCTTTTGTGGCGCTCGGATTTCCACGGTTTTCCCGCATTTTTGAGCATTCAACCTTCATCGGTCTTTACTCAGATAGCTGATGCCGTCTCAGCGGCGAAATTTAGTGGCTCATGATCGTTTCCCTCCTCTTTGTTTCTGATATCATTCTAACCTAACGCGTTAACTATGAAAACATCAAAATAGTTAATATTATCTCAACAAAATAAGTAGGAAAGCATTTTACAAAGTTAACGCGTTAACTTATAAGTATATTCATGAAGGGCAAGTAAGCCCTACCCACTAACAAAATGGAGTTTTTATGGATCGCGTACTTTTGATTGATGGATTCTGGGGTACCAACTTACCAGCAACATTCTTTGATATTTTCGACCTGCCCAGCTGGGGCCTTGATACGAATGATTACTTGGCGCTTCGAGATGCAGAAACGCCCGACTATTGGGAAGCCTGGGACGAAGTGATGCAGCACGCAGTGTATATTGACAAGAATGGTGTCAGATGGCGTCTTGAGCAGGACGGCGATCTCTTCGCTGTGGCTTTGCACTAAACGGAGGAATTATGCGGGTCTGTATAGCAAACCGGGAAGCCGCAAACCTTGGCTTTACTCTCGATAGATGGCTTGTTTTGCCCACAACAAGCACAGAATTGGCCCGAGCAATGAAAGATATTCGAGCCAAAAGCACTGGCGAAGTTGTCCTGAGCATGTGGGAGGATGACGATACGGGACTGGTCCACGAGGATTGCGATATCTTCAAGCTGAATGAACAGGCTCGTATTCTGAAGGGATTCTCGGACTTTGATACAGCAAGACTTTTCTACCTGATACAGCACAAAAAATGCACGCTATCCTCTGCTCTGGAACTGTTTGATAGCGTGGTCTACTACGAGGGAATGGGCCTCACAGAGGTGGCTATTCTTTACCTTGCGAGCGGGGTTATGGGAGATTTTAACGCGTACTTGGCTGATTACATTGATGCCGACGCCTATGGATTCTACCTGAAAAGTCTTGGATATCTTGAAACAGATGATGGTGTTTTCTATTACCCATGAGGTCAATCATGACGACAGTATATGAGAGAAATTTCAGACGATTTGCCAATATTCTTGATATTCGGAATTATGAACAGATCAAGTCATACACGCGGCTGGAATCTTCAGGATATATGCCCTTGAGTGTCGAAGTCATCGAACGCGGCAAAGGTAGAATACTTGTTGCAATGGCTCATTGGTACAGCTGCAACGGGGATCTTCTGGTAGACCCGGAAATGATTCTGGAAGTAAAAGACGGGACGATAGAAGCGCTTTCCATTCAGCACGCTGGCATGCGCGCGATTCCGGTATACACAGAAGACCGCAAAAGTTTCTGGCCACGCAGGCAGAAAGAGCAGAATGCTTTCCTGACAACATGGCTGCAGAATATTGCATCCCAGGGATATGTTGCGAAGCAGGAGGAAGCACATGTTGACCTATGAAAGTTTACTCACTTATTGCAAGCGCGTACCTGTTTCCAAACGGTGGGAGGTCTGCAATTCATTTGTGGCAAGGCTTTCTGTGGGTGAAGTTCTCGCAATCTGTTTAGAGCACCAGGACATCATAACGGATGACAGGCTTGACGATTGCGAGGAGCCTTTTATGGATGTGATTGACTTGCGGGACCATCTACGCTCGCGCTTACGTGAGAAGGTTATCCGAGACGCACATAAAACCATCAACTGAAAAAGGGGAAGGGGAAGCAATTCCCCTTTACAAAGTTAACGCGTTAAGTTAGAAATGTATCCAAGGAAGGGAAGCGAAAAAGCCGGGAATCTTAGGTGCATATGTCGCAATGGTGCGGATCACACGCTCTGAGTAAAGGCCACACGGGCTGAAGTCTCAAAAATCAGGGAGGACCGTGGAGGTCTGAACGCGCGGCGGAAAAAAGAACGGATTCCCCCGCCCATTAGGGTCCGCGTGAGGCTTGCTACTCACATGATCGCTCAGGTATTTCCTGAACACATCACCAGTTCTAAGTTAACGCGTTAACTTTGTAAAGTGATTAAGATTGAAGTGACGATATTTTCAAGGCGTGAGAAATAAAAAAAGGCCGCTTCATGAGCGGCCCCCACATAACAAAATGTGGGGAAAGCCTATCTTAAGGGATTGTTGAGGTCAAGATGTTGATTGGAAGACTATCGAAGGAGCGGCCCCGAGAGGGCAAAGGGGGGCGTCCCTATGGGGAATGGGTTGGAGATCTTGAAGGCTACCCATACAAGCAGGTCGGCTGGTCGCTGACGGAAATAGCCGAGAAAACGGGCCTGAGCAAAGTGGCTGTGAGCAAGGCTCTCAATCGCCTGATTGAGCCAGAACGGCGAAAGGTCGGGCGCAACTATGAGAGTTTCTATCCCACCAAGGAACTTAATACCGTAGGGCGCTGGTGGAATGCAGGGATGATTTATCTTGAAGAATGAATCGGAGGTTCAAGTGGCAGAGTTTCCGTATCCGCACATGGACGAAAGACTATCAAAGCACGAGCTTATTGAAAGCGAGCGTGGTGCGCTTACTGGATATTTCAAGGTCCGGCATCCAGAAGAGTCTTTCTATTGGTTCCAGGTCTCCTACGCTCCAGGTGTTGTGACTCTATCGGGTGATGTCGGCTGTCTGATGTTCTATCACCGAAATCTCCAATGGCTTCTCGAAAGTATCGACTCGCCGCATTATCTCATGCAGTCCGTACCTCAGCAGTTCAAGGTCAAGGAGCGATCCAGGCGTGAGGCGGTTCATTGGTTGGAAGATTCGATAAAGTCTGAGAAAAGCAGACCACAATATGGGCTGAAGCCAAGGTCTGACATATTGCGTCTTTTGGCTGATGCTCGTCGGTCTCTTCTTGTGTCTGACGCGGATACACTATCAGAAGATCAGTACCACGAGCTGCTCGAATCGACCCGAGAGTTTTGGGTTGACGAGCCGCCATGCCTGGACGAATTCACGATGCAGACGTACTGGCAGCTGGCGGCTCTGAGGTGCTTCGAGAGACTCTATCGTACCCATGAGCAGGAGAAAGCAAAAGCGAAGGTTTGGGGTGAGAAATGATTACTAGCGAAGAACATGAGATTCATCTTGCGAGAACCTCAAAGCTGGAGTCTGAAGCCAATAAGAAGTATAAATTAGAGAGATGCCCATTTTGCGCTGGTGTTGCTAAGATTTTTATCTTCTACTCAGATCACATGATGCAGGATTCAATTCATATTGAATGCAAAAAGTGTTGGGCGAGATCTCACTATCGCAATTTTATCGAAGCCAGAGCCGAGGATATACATGACAAAGCCAGTCGAGTCTATTCATTGAGCGTCAAGGACCCGAAATGTAGCGAGGCATTGAAGTGGGTCCTCGATCGCTGGAACTGCAGACGAGAGTTCAAGCCCAAAAAGAAAAAGGTCAGTAGCTAGAATATCCGAAGATCATTGGATTGAGGATGGAGAGAAGAACTGATGAAGGTTGTCGCTTATTTGACAGAGGTCGATACAAGAACCATTGACGTCCAGGACGTAGAGAAAGTCGAATTGCGGCCCAGGATTGCAATCCTGACTATGAAAAGTGGGGAGTCGTTGTCTGTCATTGGAATCGATCCAAAGCGCGACTTCGATAATTTCGACAAGCCAGTTAGCGGACTTCGCTATCTTTTGCAGAATGTCGGGTGTGATCGAGTAACTGGGGGTGAGCCAAGATAGACCATTTTGATTTGAGGGTTTGTAGAAATGGGATTCTGGAACAGTAAAGAAGGCCGCTATCGTCTATACTCCGACCAGGAACGGCGTGAGTTCGGTCGCAGGAAGGCCGAAGAGATGCGGAAGAAGTGGCATGAAACCTTTGTGTCAAAGACAACTCTTTTAAAAGAGCGGGGGTGGACCGAACAGGGGATCTTTCGCTTTCTCAACGGCAAACTCGTCGATGCTGGGCCTATCAATGCTTATCGGCTTTCAGAGATTACCAAGATTGAGGCGAGCAAGGATTATAATGATTTCATGGAGGCGAATCCCAAAGGTAAGCGCTCTAAGCTCCCCAAGGAGACAAAGAAGCCGTGGTGGCACGATTGTATATCAGAACCGATCCAGGTAAAAAGTTATCTATCCGGCGGAGTTTGGATGTACGAGGCGTCCTGCCCTCATTGCAAAAACCCTTACCGATGCTTTGTTTCGAGTCTTGATTCAGTTATGCATGGTATAGCTCATCTCTGGCGAAAATGCGATCAATGTGGCAAGCATTTCAGGATTAAGCTGAGTATCAAAACGAGTCGCATTGCGTACGAACGTCTTGGCTCAGAGGCACTCAAGTCTCAGTCTCAGTCGCAGGAAGCAGCCCAGGACAAAGCGATGGCCGAACTTGCCGCCATTGATGATGAACTGGCGAATCTTGATCGCAAGCTGGAGCCTATCGAGCAGGAACTTTCTAGTCTCAAAGATCGGTATATTGAGCTGGAGAACCGGAAATTTGGTCTCTTGAAGATGAGCGATAGCGAACGGCTTAAATCAGAACGTTATCGTGACTGGGATTGAGGAGGAATCAATATGAGCTTGTTGGGGACGCGTGAAGAGATCGTGGCTTTGATTTGGCCGCAGGCTTGGCAGTGGATTTCGGAAAACCTAGGTGGTTCGATGACGGTCGCGGGCGAGGACGCACAGGAAGCCTTTCTTCGGGAGCTGGAGGATGCCACAGATGCCGAGAGATTTGAGGTGATCACCGAAGAGAATTTTGACGAGTACCGTGGAAACTTCGGCGAGCCAATCGAAATTGGCGACCCAGTTTATTTTGATGGTGTGGATTGCTTGGCAGTAACCCGAAGCGGTATAGCGACCTGGATTCGGCAGAGTTCCGATGATATAGCTGAGCGATTGAAATACGAGCTTGTTGCGCAGTCTTTCGATCGATTCATAGGCTCGGTCGGTTTGAAGTCGAATAACGAGGCCAGCGGGCCGATTGGAGAGAGACTGGGCAGGCCGAAGGTGATCGACGCCTCTGGGAATTGAATTTGAAACTGGATAGGGATTGGGATTCAAAGACTGGCGGCATCAAAATGAAAGAGTAAGACGGAAGTATGCCGGCGGCTGATTTCGCAGTCGGACAAGGTATGTCTCGTAAATTGAGTGAGGAGAACGGAACGATGTCAAAGCCTAACGATATTGAAGTTGATTTTGCTGGCAAGCCGATCACCAGGGGGCTCTTGGACGCACTGGATTCGTCATTGAAGCGCATAGAACATCTACGCCAAGTGCATAAGGACGCCGGGCTTTATAAGGATAAAGAGAGTGAGATTAAATTCTATCGCGAACAATGTATTGCCGCTGGATTTGACTCGGATTATGTACCGCCTGAACTGCAACCGGAACCAATTGCACATCTGCAATTCACAGCAGAAATCACTGATGAGCACTTGCTTGGCCTTTGAGAGATTTGATGGCCGAGTGATCGCAAGATGCGCTTACCAACGCAAGTATTTGTTGCTGTAATAGAATCGCGTTTCCTCGGTTTAGATATCCGAGAAAGTGGAAGGCTTGCCCGGCTGAGTGTGTCGATAAGTCTGTTTTGGTGGGTGTGAATGGCTTTGCCTTGTAACCCTTGATGCAAAAAAGTTCAGTGCATCTACATGCTTCAAATGCTCGCCCATTAATAGTCACGTGGTTCTATTTTGTGGAGGACTTATGTCTCAAGTTTTTGGAAATGGTTGTCGGCGTAAAGCCTTACACTGCAAGGCTTGTGGTGTTTTGGGTCCTTCTGGCACCCGTACCCCGAATGGTTGACGATCAACTTCCCCCTCTCGCTCCCGATGAAAAAAAATTTGCGTCACCACGTCACCACGTTTTCAGAAAATTAAGCCCAGCAAGAGTTTGATGAGTACGACATTGGTGATTTCGCACTTTTTTGAAGATCACCGCTGCCTCTGAATAGCGTTCTGTCAATCGCTTTTTTCACTCCTGGCGCTCACAAATTTGTGAGCACCCGAATCCTTCACGTGCTGATCGTCTTCAAGTATCAAAGTCCTGAAGGGGCCAGCTAATTGGGCTTCTATGAGGACATGGGATGAATCTTCCAACAGTAACAATTCGGGAATTTGCACGGATCGTCGGCGTGGATCACGCTGCGGTGGTGCGAGCAGTGCAAGGGGGAACCCGTCTCACCAATTCAGTAATCCGGGAGAACGGAAAGGTGCGGATTGTTGTGGCGCAGGGCTGCTATGAATGGATCATGCACAAGGAGGAAATGAAGGATTCGCGGGAGCGCAAAAGGAAAAGCCGCACAGCCGGGGTGATGCCACGCGATGTCTCTGCTGAAATGGATCGGCACTATGCCGCCCTTATGAAACGGATGGAGTTCGAGAAGGCATGCAATCATTTGGTGCCTGTGGCTACCTCCTTACTTCATATGTCCGAGGCATTGCGCACTTTCCGTGACACCATGATGAATATTCCCCTGGTGGTCTCTGAACTTTCGCGTCCAATCATGCTCGGAATATTGCGGGAGGACGGGGATGATATTTCCCCGGCAAAGCACAAACTGATAGACGATGCGGTCCTTCAGATCCGTCAGGCAAGCAAGCGTGAAGTCCGTAAAGCCATAAATCAAGCCGCCGATATCATCGACGACGAGCGTAAGCGGGACGAGGAAAAGCGCTTGAATGATGAGTGCATGAATGGCGTTTAGTCCTGGGGTGGATCTGAGTTACGGCCCTTTTGGTGATATCCGTGGCGGAATCGTGTCTGCAATTCGACTCGGCGAAGAACTGAGTATTCGAGAACACGCAGAGCGCAACCTTTATCTTGCTCCTGGTAAGAATCCCTTCCCTGGCCTCGTTGATTTTTCAAAGACCCCATATCTCTATGAGATTCTTGATGCTCTGATGCCTGATAATGGAATTGAGAAGCTGGTCCTTATGAAAGGCTGGCAAACCGGCGGAACCCTGTCCGGCCTCGCCTGGACGCTTCATGTGATGGATGCGGCGCCTACCTATATGCTCATAGTTCAGCCGAATGATGAGCTGCGAAAGACATTTTCTCAGCATCGAATCAATCCCATCATCGCATCCTGCAAATCGCTCAGAGATAAAATCGAAGACGAGAATAGGACAGAGAAGCTGGAGAAGGACAGCATTCTCACAAAATCCTTCCCTGGTGGCTGCCTTTTCCTCGGAACCTCCACGTCCACCTCGGCCTTGCGCTCCCACTCATTTCAATATGTTCTCTTTGATGAAGTTTCAGCCTACCTTGCCAACACCCAGAAGAATGGTGATCCGGTAGGCCTCGCCATAGGCCGGACCTCCGCTTACGAGGGCCGCAAGAAGCTTTATTTCGTCTCCACTCCATCCATCGCCGGTCAGTGCCGGATTCACGCTGAGTATCTTCTCACTGATCAGCGGAAGTATTTTGTTCCCTGCCTTTCATGCGGTCACATGCAGCTCATTACCGAAGAGGGGATCGACTTCTCACTCGAAAACCCTGTCTTTCGCTGTGAAAAGTGTCACTTTGCACATCACGAGCAGGACAAGACGGCCATGCTCGCCGGCGGCGAATGGCGTCCGACCGTGACACCACGAATCGCCAATGCCCGTGGCTACCATCTGCCGGCGCTCTATGCCCCGGTCGGCATGTGGTCCTGGAAAAGCACACGTGAGCAGCTCATCAAAGGGGCGGATAATCCAGAGGAAAAAAAAGTGTACGTGAATAACTGTCTTGGTCTTCCCTATGAGGATGCGGCCATGAAGCCGATCGATCCGAACGATCTCAGAAACTGTGAAGCTCAAGACTGGCCTGAGGATGGACGTCTTCCCAAGGGAATCGGCTATCTCACGGCAGGCGTTGATACGCACCCTGATCATGTGGACCTTGTCATTATGGGCTGGGGCCGGGATGGCGAACGCTGGCTTGTCCACCACGAAAGAATCAACGGTGACAGTAACCAGGAGGCCACCTGGCTGGAGCTTTACTGCATCCTCCAAAGGGAATTCATCCACGGGCATTCGGAGAATGGCCGACTCAAACTCAGGATTGCAGCCACCTGCATCGATACGGGGGGACACAATACGGGCGCGGTTTACGACTTTTGCCGCGGCCGCGAGGATGAGTTCATTCTCCCCATCAAAGGCGCAAAGGATCGCGCGGCACCGATCATTGGATCGAGCAGCTATAAGAAGGAAGCTGACATTCATCTTTTTCCGGTCGGAAAACTCGCCACGCACGGGCGCCTCTTCTCGTGTCTCCGCCGCTGCCAGAAAAAGCTGGAGGAGATGCGCACGGCCGCGCGGAACGGAATCACGATGCCCTATGGTGGCCCCGGCCTTCTGCACTTCAGGCCCGGGCTCAAGGACAGCTTCTATAAGGAGCTGACCGCCCCAAAGAGCAAGTGGGTCAAGCGTGATGGCAAGGACCAGATCGCCTACTACACAACGCCTGGAATTGATGACCATGCTCACGACTGCATGCGATACGCGGACGCCGCGCGTGAATTCATGGGCCAGAACATTGATGAAATCTGCGGGCAGCTTGAAAAGCTGGCCGAGGAAAGGAACAAAGGATGACACTTGAGGAGCAGCTGGACTCGGTCCAGAAGGCGATTGCAAGGATCGAGGAAGGTGGCCAGGAGATCGATATTGAGGTGAATCAGAATCGCCGGAATGTGGTCCGGGCAAAGCTCAAGGATCTTTATGAACGGGAGACAAAGCTGAAAATGGCGATCAGACGGCAAGACGGTGGAGGAGTCATTCATGCGATCCCTCGTTAACAAGGCCCAGGCAAGGGCCAGAATGAAAGCCGCCAGATCTGACGCTTGGGATAGCTTTCCCATCTTTCGCGGTCCGGATGCCCCCTACCGCTCCACATCCCGTGAAAATTCGGCAACATCAGCCTGGTTTCCGGCATCGGGCAGCACGGACGATGCTCTCCTGGGCGCCATGCGGACGCTTCGGGATCAGTCGCGCGATCTGGATCGAAACGAAGGCCTCGCCCGCGGCGCGATCGAAAACTACGTGACCAACGTCGTCTCGGATGGCCTGCGACCGCAATCGCGGGTGGACCATAAGCTCCTGGGAGTCTCGGAAAAGCGTGCCCGAAAGTTTGAGCAGATGGCGGAAACCATCTTCGATATGCACATGGGGAGCGATTCGGCTGATTTTCATGGGATCGCCAGCTTTCCCCTTATGCAGGCCCAGGTGCTCCGCGCAGCCTTTCTCGACGGCGATTGCCTTGCTGTGAGGCGCATTTCAAAGCGGCGAGGTGCAGTCCTGCCTGTCTCGCTTCAACTGATTGATGGATCGAGACTTCGGAATCCTTCACGGAACGTGGATCCGGACACTGATATTCGTGAGGGGGTGGAGTATCGGAATGGGGCTCCCGTCGCCTACCATGTGACCAAGACTGGCACGGACTTTTTTCTGGGTACCGAGACGGTGCGTGTTCCGCGCATTGACGGTGATGACGAGCCGCTTGCTCTTCATGTCTTTCAGCAGCGCCTCATTGGGCAGAGTCGCGGCGAGCCGCTTCTGGCTCCTATTATCGAGAAATTCAAGCAGATATCCCGCTATTCCGAGGCTGAGATCGCGGCCGCGGTCATCAATGCCTACTACTCTATGTTTATCACGACGGAAACCGGCGGCACCTTTGGCAATCGCTCCCAGGCGCACCTCGCCAGGGATGATCAGGGGAATGGCGCCCCAATCGAACGGCGATCGAACACGATCGAAGCGACCAAGGGAACGATCGTTGAGCTGTTGCCGAATGAAAAAGTCATCACGGCCGCTCCCGGGCGCCCCAACTCCAACTATGATCCTTTTGTCCAGGCTGTGATCAAGCAGATAGGGATCGGCCTGGGGCTTCCCTACGAAGTCCTTACCCAACACTTCCAGTCGTCCTATTCGGCGGCGAGAGGGGCAATTCTGGAAGCCTGGAAGGCATTCAAGGCGAGGAGGGCCTGGCTCGTGTCTGCGTTTTGTCAGCCCGTGTGGGAATGGGTTATTGCTGACGCAGTACGCGCGGGCATGCTGGATGCTCCCGGCTTCTTCGAGAGCCCATTGAAAAGAAAGCTCTGGCTGAGAACGCAGTGGTGCGGGAGCGAGATGGAATCGATCGATCCCTTGAAGGATGCCAAGGCACACGAGGTGGACGTTAGAAACGGCTTTGACTCGCGCCGCTCAATAGTGGAGGGACGCGGCCGCGACTTCGACAAGCTCATGCGCGAGCTTGAAGAGGAAAAAGCATTCTTTGCACCAAATCCCGAAAAAGTCGCGCAATCTAAACCGACTTGAAACGAATGTCAACACTCCCGGTGCTCACTAATTTGTGAGCACCGAGTCTCTTCCCACCCGCTTTCTGAAAGGGTTATGTTCACCTCGTGAATAGCGCGGGGTATTACGTGTCCTATGTTCTAAGTTACCTTTCCAAATCAAGCTGGGCCATGACCGATGAGGCTTTAAGGAGTCTCGTCTCAGTAGTTCAAAACCGCAAAAAAGAGAGAGTTCTCGAAAAATATGCGGGCGAGCCCATTAAAAAAGCGCAAAAAGCCCACAATCGGGGCGGGGTGGGCATCATCCCGGTCCGTGACTCGCTTTTCATGCGGGCCAACCTCATGACAGATCACTGCGGGGCGACCTCCTACGAGACGCTTATGCGGGATTTTCATTCGCTCCTTTCAGACGACTCCGTTCACTCGATTCTCTTCGATATCGACAGCCCTGGTGGTGAAGCCGGCGGCTGCTCGGAGCTGGCCGACGCGATTTTCAGCGCCAGGGGGCAAAAGCCCATCGTGGCCTACATATCCGATTACGGGGCCTCGGCCGCCTATTGGATTGCGAGCGCGTGCGAGCGGATTTACGCATCGGACTCCGCCATTGTCGGGAGCATCGGCACGCAAATCGTCACATTTTCCGGTGAAACGGAGGGGGAAATCCGCATCGTGGCGAGTCAATCCCCCAATAAAAACCGTGATCCTGGAACACCGGAAGGGGCAGAGGCTCTGCAGGAAAGAGCAGATGCTCTGGCCGGAATATTTATCGCAAAGGTGGCGCGAAACCGGGGCATAAGCTCCGAGAGCGTCATGAAAAACTACGGGCAGGGAGCTGTTTTCGTCGGTGAAAAGGCCAAAAAGCAGGGCCTTGTCGATGGGATTTCAACCCTGGAAAACGTCATAGCAACACTTGGAGAACAAAAAGTGGCTGTAACTACGGAAGCCATCACGGCTTCATTCATCGCGGAAAAGCATCCCGATATCGCGCAGCATTTCAAGGATCTCGGCGCTGCGTCGGTGCTGGAAAAGTTTGATGCCGAGCAAAAACGTGTGGATTCAATCCGTGAGAGCGCAAAAGGCCTGGTTTCGGATGAATTTTGCAAGGGCCTTGTGGAAAGTGGCATGCAGGCTCCGGAGGCCATGGCAGCCATCATCAAGGAAGCCCAGAAAAATCCGCTCAAGGCGAAGATCAATTCAAGAGAAGAGGGGGACAGCCAGCTCTCCGGGCTTGATACGCTGCCAAAGGAAAATGCGCGAACTGAAGGTGGTCAATCGCTTGATGAGAGGCTCAAGGCGACCTTCTCCATGCTAAAAAAGACCGGCTCCATCAAGCTACGGGGGATCGAATGAACTATCAGCCAGGCTACAGGAAGATCGCAAGCTTTGTTCCCAAAGACATAAGGCTCGGTCACGAACAGATTCGGCGGGATTCGGTGATCATCGAAAGTGGCCAGAAGCTCCCGATGGGAGCCATTCTCGGCAGAAAAGACAACGGAAAGTTTGTCCTTTGCGCAGCCCTCAATGAAGACGACACCCCGGTCACCGACGGCAGCGAAAAAGCCTACTGCATCCTCCAGCAGGACATCGATGCGACAGATGGTGATAAGGAAGGCGAGATCTACCGGCAGTGCGCAGCCTTCTGGCTCGATCTCACGGTTGGAAAAGGCCACACCATGGCCACGGTCGTCGAGGATCTGGCGGCTCGCGGCATCTTCATCAATAAGGGCGAAAAATAATGGCGAACCTTGATATCTACGGCACGTACTACCTTGCCGGCGTTTTTGATCAGATTGTCCCGGAAGCGGCACTTTTCCTCGATACCTTTTTTTCAAAGTATCCCGTGATTCAATCGAACAGCGAGAAGGTTTACTTTGATGACGTTCCCGGAAAGACCAAGGGCGCCTCGCCCTTTGTAAGCCCGAGACGCGAGTCGCCGACCTTTGGTCGGGAAGGCTATGAGACGAGCGAATTCAAACCGGCTTATATCAAAGAGAAGATCGATCTCACGCCCGACCTTGGTTTTTCCCGCATTCCGGGTGAAAGGTTTGGCGGCGAATACTCGCCCATGCAGCGTCTTGAATATTATCTGGCTCAGGATCTGAGGCGCCTCAAGGATCGCTGGCGCAACCGCATGGAGCTGATGGCAGCTGAGCTGGTGAAAACAGGAAAACTGACAGTCAAAGGTGATGGCATCGATCAACAGCTCAACTTTGGACGCGACCGCTCCCTGAATATCAGCCTTTCCGGCGATAACTCCTGGGCCAGCCCCGAGTTCAAGATGCGCGAATTTTTGAATAAGCGCCGCTCGAACATGGCCTCAAAGAACCGCCGGAACACCAGTCCCAATATCGCCTGGATTGGTTCCGACGCCGAGGAGATGCTGCTTCGCAATCTTGAACTGAAGGAAATTGTCTCCGACTTCCGGCGCGATGCCGAGGTGCGTCTCAGACTTTCGCCGGGTCTTCAGTCCTTTGAAAACCTCGTCTACGTCGGAAACTTCGGTAGCGTCGATTTTTTCAAACTGGAAGCCAAGGACCCCGAGGGCAATCCCTTCATTGGTCCCAAGCAGATGCTGCTGACCACGGGCGATATCCACGGCGTTCAAATGTTTGGCGCCATCTGGGATCTCAAGGCACGGCTCGTTGCGAATCAGGTTTTCATGAAGTCCTGGGAAGTGGAGTCGCCAAGCACCCGCTTCGTTGAACTTCAGTCGGCACCCATTCTCGGGAGCTTCGATCCCAACTGCGCGGAGCTGATCAATGTTGCCTCCTGAGCTGTCGGAGCCCTTCACTCACAAGGGCCGAAGTTTTCCCGCCTGCTTCACGGAGTTTGACGTGAAATCAGAGAGAAATATCAGTCCGGGCGGGCGTTCGCGGGTGATTCATCTCATCGTCGAGGACGATGATGCTGCGCTGATGAGTGAGATGGATGAAGTGACAAGGGTCAAAAGCGGCAAGGTTTATGAGGTCAAAGGCATCCTCCTCTCTGGAAACGGGACCTCTGAAGTGGACCTCGCCCTGGCTCAGGAAAAGCCGCTGGTGAGGACATATTGAAGCTTCTCACGATCCGCTCAGAGATTGAAAAATCCGTAAGGCTCGCCGTGCCTGGCTGGAAGCTATTTTCAGCCAACAGCATTCAGGCCACCGATGATGACTACCCTTGCATCAATACTTTCTTCGACTGCGACCGGCTCGTGGGCGACGAAGGCCCTCAGGAGACACGCCGGGTGGGTTTTCAGCTGGAAGCCGGGTTTAACGTCGTAAGCGGTGACCCAGAAGCGGATCTGATTGAGCTGCGGCAAAGAATCGAGCATGCCATCGAGCTGAACGAGGAGCTTAAGAATCAGGTGACGAAGGTCCGTTTTGTGAAAGTCGAATTTGTATCGACCCACGAGGGCTCACGGCCGCGGGCATTTTTATTCATGACGGCCTGGATTGAATATCAAAAGCTGCGGGCCTCGGCACCGCCGGCTGAAATCAGACCCGGGCTTCGTCCGGTGATCAACGGCGAGGAGCAGCCCAATGAATGACCTTGCTCTGCAGGATCTCATAAGGCGGGTGGACAACATCCTGAGGCCTGGGGCGATTTCAGCGATCGACCTTGAACGCGAGCTTGTCAGAGTAAGGCTGGCGCCAACTCTTGAAACGGCATGGCTTTCCTTTTTTGAAAAGTGGGCTGGAGATCCAAGGTCCTGGACGCCGCCAAAGGCAGGTGAGCAGGTTCTGGTGCTTTCGCCTGGAGGTGAGCTGAAGGCCGGATATGTGCTCCGTGGCCTTAACTCCAGGGATTTTCCGAGACCATCCAGAGAGAGCGGAAAGCATCTGACTAGTTTTGATGATGGCCTGGAGTTGTCCTATGACGGAGCCACAAACAGCCTTCTTATCTCAAGACCTGCCGGCCTCAAGCTCATCGTGAAGGCCACAGCAGTGGAGTTTGAAACGGATAAATTCGAGGTATTCAACAAGGCCCGCGTTGGGCTCATCAAAACGATTTCCGATGTTTTGAAGCTTATTTTTGGCTCCAAAACATCGACCATGATGGGGCCGCAGCCTTTGCTCCCGGCCTCGCTCGAAGCACCGGCCAAGGCTCAGATCATTGATTCATTTGGAGGATAGGATGCCGCTCAAGGGAAAAGAAAGCGCACTCGGATCGAAAATGAAGGCCGCAGCCAGGTCCGTGGATGGTGATGGGGACCTTGCCTGGGACAAGGTTGCAGAGGTGCTGGTTGCACACATCACGGCCAATTCGCTTGTCATCGGAGTGGCACCACCAAATGGTGGGCCTCTGGCAGAGGGAAAAATTCAGTGATGGGCATGGACGAAAGAACGGGAAAGCTCCTCAAAGGTCCCGAGTGGATCCGCCAGGGGATAAGGCGGGGCCTTGGGACGAGAAAGGGATCAAGGCCCATGACCCGCTGGTATGGGACGGATTACAGGCGCCAGCTCGGGCGCTCCATAAACGCCGGATCGATTCTGGATCTGACGAGTGAACTGGCGGATTCAGTTGAGAAGACCATACCGGGAGTGAAACTTCAGTCTGTGATCGAGCAGGAAAGTGGCGAAAAAATGCGGATTTACCTGCGCCTGGGTGATGAGACAGTAAACGTGGATGTCTGATATGAATTTGCCAAACGTCATCGACAGCCCTGAATACAAAGCGATTTTTGCTGAAAAGATGGCCCGCTTCACAGCGCTTTGCCGGCAGTCAGTTGCGGCCGACTTTCCGGAGCCTACAGCAGCAGATCCGAGCTGGCATCACCTTGCGGAAATATCGCTTACGGAGCTTATGATCAGAGAAAAGATCAACGCGGCCGCCTATGCCCAGCTCATCAAGCTTTCGGGAGATCTTGATTTCATTTTCAATGGCAGGATTCGATCTGGCGAAAGTTTTGAAGCCTATCGTGAACGCATGCGTGGGCGAAAGTATGAAGCGTCATCCGCTGGAACCGTCGCCATGTATAAGGCTCTTACGTTTCTCCATGGTGAAGCCACAATCGGCATCGGCAGCGAAACCAGGACGGCCTCTGTTCAGGATTGCCATGTGCAGAACGTTAATGGCGAGCTGCTCATCCATATCATTGTGAATAGTGACGCCCAGGATCTGAGGGCTCTTGTCCTTGGAAATCTCACCGAAGCCTTCAAAAACGAGCGGGTGAAACCTGCTTTGGATGTGGTTTCCTTCAGGCATGCAACCACTGTTCCCATCAACATTAGCGGCACGATTTCCCTCATGCCTGGTTTTGGCGCGGACTATAGGGCGATCATCGAAAACCAATTCCGCGCACGATTTGAAGCGGAAAAGCGGCTTGGCTGGGCTCCGGCCGTCAGCTGGATTTCAAAGGAGCTGCATCAGACAGGCGTAAGGTCGGTCGTTTTAAGATCGCCAGTGAGCAATATACCCGTCCAGCCCGAGCGCTATCCCGTGATCGGCACTCTCAATCTCACGATGGAGGTGGCGGCATGATTGAAAAAATTTTGAGAAAGCTGCATCCGAGGTTTGATGGCAGCGCTATCGAAAATATCAGAATTCAAACTGATCCCGTCACAAGAGAGATGATCCTCTGGGAATACGGGCTGGAGCCGCTGCTCCCGCATGCCCTCGATCTCAGCGTTGTTCGTGACGAAGTGCGAGAATTCGCGCGTCTTCACGGAACGCTCTTTGCCATCCGTACCGCCCTTCGGTGGGTTGGTTTTCCAGATGCAAAATTTTATCGCCTGAATCCGAAGGAATACGAGGTGGATCCAGGTCGGGTGCCGAGTGAAAAGGAAGTGAGCGCAATCCGCGCTGCGCTGGATGTTTCAGTACCAATGAGAGGAAAGCTTATTCGCATATTCAACGGAGAATTTGAGGTCAATTATGTCTGATGCAGGTTACGTACATGGAATCGTGGTCAATCAAAATACGGGCGCTGTCGAGACGTTCCGCTCCCCGGCTGTCAACATTGTCGGGATAGTCGGGACGGCACCTGGGAGCAATGTCCTCAAGGTCAACGAACCCGCAGCTTTTCTGGGAAAAAAGGCTGCACTCGCGGCCATTTATCCGGAAGGGGCCGCAGGGGGAAAGGGAACTCTTTATGAGTCGGTAATTGGTGTTCAGGAGCAGACGACAGCGCGGGTCGTTCTCGTGCGTTCTGAGTCGGACTCGCAGGCTGATATTATCAAGGCGATTGAGGCCTTTTTGAATGCCAAGAGCATCACAGGTTTTAAACCCAAGATTCTGATTGCCCCAGGATTTGGCAACAAAAACCTGGATGACTCCGAGTCGCCTCGGGCTCCAACTCCAGCCCCCAATCCAGATCCGACGCCAGATCCAGCCCCGGAGTCTGATCCAGCGGATCCCGCTTCTGATCCGGTAAATCGCATTATTGCTCCGCAGCGGGAATCCACTGCCACGAACAGAAAGAGGTAATGTCATGGCCAAAATTGCAAATCCTATTGCCCAGAAGCTCTCATCCGTAGCTAAACGTCTCAAAGCCATTGCCGTCATTGATGGCCCAAATGATGCGGCAGAGCTTAAAATTTTCCAGGACCTCAATGGCAATGCTCGTCTGTATATCGTCTCGCCGACCGTGAAGATTGTCGATGGTGAAAATGTCGTCGAAGTTCCGGCAAGCTCCTACATCGCAGGAGTTTTCGCCCGCATAAAGGTCGGAGAGTCGCCCTCGAATCAGCTCATTGAAGGTATCCTCGGAACAAGCGTTCCCATCTCCTTTGAAGTCGATGATCCCGAGACCACGGCCCAACAATACAACGCCATGCAGGTGGCGACGATTGTGCGCGACAACGGTTTTCGGGTTTGGGGCGTGCGTGGCAGCGGCAATCCTGATGACCTCAAAACGAATCAGATTCAAAAAGTTCGGATCTCCGATTCGATTGAGGAAGCCCTAATCACATCCAACAGCTGGGCTCTGGCCAAGGGGCTTACCATCAGGTTGGTCGATGCGGTTGAGCAGAAGGTGAACGATTACCTCCGGGATCTCAAGCTGGTCGATGAGGCGATCATTGGCGGCAAGTGTGAGCGGGATCCGGATCGTAATACACCTGATTCCATCGCCAGCGGAAAATACTATTGGAAATACGATTTCACACCCGTTGCGGTGGCTGAAACGCTTTATTTTGAAGGCTTTAACACGACCGCTTACTATAAGGATCTCGCCTGATGCATTCGCTTAAACTTCTGTTACCGACTTTTCTTCTATTCCTGACGGTTGGTGCCGTGGCGGCCGACGCGCCGCAATTCTCTGACAACCCAACGCCAGTTTTCGAGAACACCTATCTCATCGACAACCTCGGAAACAACAGCAGGGGGGCAGACTTGACCCTTCGTGTTCATAAGAACGCCCCTTTTGGAGATTGCAACAACAGGGTGGATTGTCCTGCATCGGTTATCGTATCGGGGGCGACGGGCAACGTGAATATGCCGGTGGATGTCAACGTGCGAAGCCTCCATGTTGGCAAGAGTGCAGTTATTGATGGGGCCGGGAAATGGGTCGGTTCGCCTGCGGGCCTGGTTGGCCCGGCAGGTCCTCAAGGTCCCAAAGGTGATGTGGGTGCCGTCGGCCCTCAGGGTCCACAAGGTTTCAAAGGTGATGTGGGTGCCGTCGGCCCTCAGGGTCCACAGGGTTTGAAAGGTGATGCTGGGGCCACGGGGCCTCAAGGTCCTCAGGGCCTCAAAGGTGATACGGGTGCAGCGGGGCCTCAGGGCGCGAAGGGTGATACCGGACCGGCGGGGACTCAGGGTCTTAAAGGCGATACCGGTGCTCAGGGGCCCACTGGTCCTCAAGGCCTTCAGGGCCTGCAAGGTGTGAAAGGTGAAACAGGCGCGGCCGGACCTCAAGGCCCTCAGGGCGATAAAGGTGATTCCGGGCCGATGGGTCCGCAAGGTTTTAAAGGTGATACAGGTCCCCAAGGTCCTCAAGGGGAAGGCTGCTGGTATGACGATAGATCAAAGCGCATCAACTGTGCCGGTGGAACCTGGATAGAAATCTCATCTCTGAAAGGCCCAAAAGGCGACACGGGTGCGACAGGACCAAGAGGTTTGACAGGCGACGCTGGCCTCACCGGCGCTCAAGGCCCCAAAGGTGCAGATGGCAAAAGCTGCAGGCTTTGGGAAGGTTCGACTTCCACCTACATCATCTGTGACGATGGCAGTGGTCCAGAAGATCTTTTTGATCTTGGAAGACTGAAGGGTGCAAAAGGCGATCCTGGAGTCCCAGGAACGGTTGGCAGCTGCCGCATAGCCACGGGAAAGACCACGGGGCTCGGTGAAATCCGCGCAGTCGCGCGTTGCGCCGCAACTGAGATGGTTACTGGCGGAGGATGCGAAAAAGTCAACGGCACGCTTCAAGGATTCACGCCGTTCGCAGGCAACGCCAACGTCACCCCTTTTTATCAGTGTGATGCATCAGGCAACACCGCCAGCTCGCAGGTCATTGCCACAGCAATCTGCTGCACAAAATAAAGGAAAAACCATGGCAGCTCAGCTTCCCTACAGTATCGTGAACTTCAACCTCTTCCTTGCTGATGGCGATCATTCCGGCAAGGTCGAGGAAGTGATTTTGCCGACAATCGAGTACAAGACCGAGGAAATTTTCAACGCGGGCATGTCCATGCCTATCAAGCAGCCCGTGGCCCTTCAGGGCATGAGCGCCACCTTCAAGATGAGCGAGCAGGAGATCCGAAACTTTGCGGCGGCAGGTTCGCCGCTGGCCGGTTTTGTAACGGCGATTCTCTATGGGCATCTTCAGAGTGCCGAAGGAAAGACTTCGCAGATCATCTACACGATGCGCGGATCGATCAGCAAGATCGAGAACGGAACGGCCAAGGTAGCCGACATCAAGGCCGGCCAGCAGACGCTGCAAATGGATCTGATGTCGCTCCTTGTCATCCGGGATGGGATTCCGGCTTTTGAGGTGGATGCCAAAGGCGGTGTTCTGGTTCACGGTGTCTTCGATCACTTCGCATCCCTTCGCAAAAATCTCAAGCTCGTATAAAGGAAAACGCGTGAAATATACCCTTAGGCATCCCGTCGAGTTCAATGGATCGACCTACACTTACCTGATGCTTCCCGATGAGGCGAAAGTGAGGCACGAGATCGTAGGGATACGGATCGGAAAAGTTCTGGCCGACTTCAAAAAGGAAAAATTCAGCTCGGAAGACTTTGCAGAGGATGACTTCCTGGGACTTCCAGGCGAGGCGCTGGTTCGCTTTAAGGAGGTGGAGCGCCTATGCGAAAGATTGCTGATTGAAGCCTACTGCGAAGACTTTCCGCCGGATGCGATCGATGAACTCACGATTTCCGATAAGGACGCTCTCGTCAGGGTGATCAGAAAACTCCAAAATACGAATGTCATGCCGGAAAAAGCTGGGGTGGAGGCCGGAAAAAAGTCGAGCCCGAGGAGGCACTCCGCCTGATGCTGAGGGCCGTGGCCCTGCTGCGTGAACGCTATGGTCTGAGCGCCTCTGAAACCATGGCCATGACCCTGACCGAGTTCAGGGAATGGCTGGAAGCGTTGGATGAAACGAAAGATGAGAAAAAGGATGACGGCCGGGAGAGCCTTATAAATGTCGAAACGCCAGGTGAGTGTTCTGATCCGGGCAGCATTAGACGGATCGTTCAAAAGTTCATTTAAGACGGCCGATCAGAGGATGGCTGATCTTCGGGGATCCATCAAAGCCCTTTCGCGCACTTCGCGGGAGTTTTCAGGGCTTCAAAGGATCCGTGAGGATGCCGTGCAGCTTGGTCAGACGCTTGGCATTCAGAAGGCCGAGCTTGAAAAGGTGAAAGAGGAACTCGCCCGTCAGCGTTCGGCGCATGCCGCGCTCGATCAGACGATTGACAAAGCCAGGGCTTCAGTTCTGGAGGCCACGGCGGCTCACGCGGCAAGCAGGCAGGAGCTGGAGCGGGAACGCGCGGCCATTGAAGCCCTGAGAAAGCCAAGCCAGGAGCAGATTGCGCTCCTTCAGCGGCAGCGTGCGGAACTGAAGGATCTGGAGAATGCGAAGAAAAGTGCAGCCCGAGTGGCTCTTGGTGCGCAGGGAACCCTCGATGGAAAGCGGCAATATCTTGCCACTCTTCTCTCGGGCGTTTCCACGAGGGAGGCCAATCTTTCTGCACTCACGGCAGCCGGAGCGTCAGCACCGGAGATTGCCCGGCTTACCCGGGAGCTTGAGCAGCAGCGGGCCAAGGCCCGGGAGCTGGCTGATGCCATGCACATTTATGAAGTCACAGCCAGGGATACCGCAGGGGCGGCTGAGGTGGCGGCGCAGCGTTTTGATCGCATGAACAGGATGCTGATTGATCAAAAAGTTGCGATGAGTGCCGCGAGCGAGGCTCAGAATAGACATCTGAATGAGCTTGAGGAAAAGATCCGCGCATCATCAGAGGCCCTGGACGCTGCCAAAAAATCGGAAAAAGAGGCGACCGAAGCCAAAAAAGCGCATACGAAGGAGGCCCTGGAAAATAAAAAGTCTCTGGAGCTTTTGGAAAGAAAAGAGACGGAGCTGGCCTCTTCCATCGCTTCTACGGAAAATCGAATCGAATCCGCCACGGAAGCCAGTGAAAGACACACCAAATCCCTTGAAAAGCAGGGGCACGAAGTCAATGATCTGACCGAGGCTCAGAGGCTTCACGCGATTCAGCTGGCGAAAACCCAGGCTCTGGAAAAGCGTCAGGAGGAAATCAATAGACTGCAGGCGAGGGCGCATGATCTTCGCTCGCAGGCCATGAGTCATTTTTATTTCACCCTGGGCAGTGGCTTTATCTTCACAGCACCTATTCGTGAGGCCGTGGCATTTGAAAAAGCCATGATCCGAGTCAAGGCCATGACGGGTGCCAACGCTGAGGAGTTCTCGCGCCTTAAAAAGCAGGCCCGTGACCTTGGTGCCTCCACGATCTTCACGGCAAAGGAAGCGGCCGAGGCACAGAATGAGCTGGCCACGGCCGGCTACAGGACGAGTGACATTATCGCTGTCATGCCGAGCATGCTGGCCCTGGCGGAAAGCTCGATGACCTCCCTCGCCCGCACGGCCGAGATTACAAGCGAGGTGCTGCAGGGTTTTAATCTGGATGTTTCCCAGATGGCGCGGGTTGGTGATTCACTGACGGCCGCCTATCTCGGATCCGCTTCCAGTCTGGAATCCCTTGGGGAGATGCTGAAGTACGTGGCGGCGTCCTCGGTCGATGTCGGGTCGAGTCTTGAGCAGACACTTGCTGCATCGTCCGTCCTTCACAACAGCGGGGTCAAAGGATCCATGGCCGGCACCACCATGCGGGCCATCTTTCTTCGCATGGCCAAGCCTCCCAAGGAACTGCGAAAGATCCTGGAGGAAATGCACATCAGCATGAAGGACAAGGATGGAAACCTGCGTGATTGGATGGAGATCCTCGGCGAGATGAATGTCCGCCTGAAAGGCGTTGGCTCCGCGAAGCGCGCGGCCGTCTCGAAAGCGCTTGGCGGGGAGGAGCACGCGCCAGGTGCATCCATTCTTTTGAGATCCCAGGCGGATGGCTCGCTGAGGCTTATGCAAAGAACCTTTGAGCTGGCGCCGGCCTATAACGCCATGAGCAAATCCCTTCTTAAAATGTCTGACAAGGACCTCCGCGCGACTGCAGAGGGCATCGGTATCAAGGTCAATCGCGCCATGAGTGGTGGCGGGATCCTGGCGGCGATTTCCGGCTCCCTCAAAGGACTCAAGGGCTCCGCTCTGGATGCTCAGATGGAGACAATATTCAGCAGGCTGAATCTGGGACCGAAAATCGAGGACATGAAGGCCGAGGAATTTTCGGGCAAAGGCAAAGCCGTGGACGCCGCCTTAAAGCGGCTCAATATCAGCCGCATCAAGGCTCTTGGAGGAACGAAAACCGCCGACGAACTGACCCAGGAAATCAGGACGCAGATCCAAATGCTGCCGATGGAAGAGCAGCTCAAGTATATCGAGATTTTCTTCTCCCGCACGCGAACGGGCGTGGCCGATCTCATGAAGGAGTTTGCAAGAAGCGGAAAAAACTTTGATCAGCTCTTAAAGGCTCTCGAAGAGTCGCAGACCATGGAAAAGACCAGAAAGGAGCTGAGTACATCAACCGCAGCCCAGCTGGATGAAGTCAGGAGCGCCATGAACGATATCATGATCAGCTTTGGCGAGGCCTTCATTCCCATCCTGCGCGATATGATTGTCTGGTTAAAGCCTATTCTCAATGGCTTTGGCGAGTGGATCAAGGCCAACAAGGAACTCGCAAAAAATATCATGCTCGGTGTGGGAAGCATCTTTGCTTTCAACGGGGCCATGGCTCTTTTGAAGTTCTCATTCTCTGGCCTCATCGATCTAGTCCGCGCCGGGAAAACTGTCGGCAAGTGGTTTGGGCCTGGCACGGCCGGTGCCTCAGGGATGAGATGGCTCAGGACCGGAGCCGGGATCGGGATGAATTATCTCACTGAAGGCCTTGGGCTTTTGTGGTCAAAGTCAGGCGTGAAAAAGGGCTGGGGCAAGGGCAAATCCCTCGGGCGCTGGAGCGGAAGGCTTTTGAAAGGTGGCACCTTGCGTGGATGGAGTGGTCTTCTTAAGACCGGCCCGCTGTTGAGCGGAGCCGTGCGGGCGGTGGGCGCAGCCATGATGGGCCTCGGGCCGGTCGGCTGGGGCATCGCTGCGGCCGCGATCGCCATCGCGGCCGGTGGATATCTCATCTGGAAAAACTGGGGCACCATCGGGCCGAAGCTTCAGAAAATGTGGATCGGTATCAGAGAGACAGCGCTCAAAGCCTGGACGTCCATCGCCAACGGCATAGGAGCCGCCTGGGACTGGGTTAAAGAGAAGATCAGCGGCTCGGGCTGGCTTGAGGGAGTTTGGGAGAAGTTCACGGGATTTTTCAAGCATGCCTATGAAGCCATTAAGCCATACATCAAGGTCATGTTCCCCTGGATCGACTCCACCGTGGATGCAGTAACGGCTTTTCCCCAGTGGATTTCAGATGCCTGGGATGCCGGAAAGAAGGATCTGTCTGGGGTTTTCTCCATGCCTGATACTGTGAAGGTGCCGGCGGCGCTGGAGCGGGTCGGCGGCGGATCCGGCTCCTATACCCAGCGAAATGTGATCACGGTCAACGCCACGATCCATGTGGACCCCGGAGCGTCAGCTCCGCGTGAGGTGGCGAGCAAAATCAAAAGCGAGATTCAGGCGGCTTTCCGCAGCGCTCCATCTTTTTCGTTCCTCGACCCTGTGGAGCTTTCCTGATGGCCTTCGATCCCATTCCTTTTTTCAGAAAGCAGGTTTTTGCAAAGCTCGGGGATTTCAGTTTTGAGCTTCAAACGCTTACGCCGGATAAGGTTGAACGCGAAACCGAATACCGCTGGGTGAGGCAGGAGCCTCTTGGTGCATCGCCTGTTTTTCAATACCTCGGCGACCTCAGTGGACGGCCGCATGAGGACAAAATGACGATTTCCGGCGTCTCGCATCCTGCGTTTACCGGCAGCTTTGATCAGCTGAAAGTTCTGCGGGATATGGCCTCCAGTGGAAAACCTCAGCGCCTTATTTATGCCGACACCAAAGTCGGCGAGAACCTTGGGCTTTGGATTGTCCGGAAAATAAAGGAGGGACGCTCGATTTTTATCGGTGAAGGCGTTCCCTTGCGGGTCGAATTCACGCTGGAGCTGGAGTTCTATGGCTGAATATCTTTTGAAGGAAGGCGATGAGCTGGATCAGATTTGCTGGAATTACTACGGTGATCTGCCCGGAGCACTCGAAGCCGTTCTCCGGGCCAACTGGGCCTTACTTTTGTACTTCGATGATCTCGGAAGAGTCCTGCCTCTGTCAAAGCCAATCGTGATCACGCTTCCTGAGTTAAAAAGACCGACATCCATAACAAACAGCATTCGGGTATTTGAATGAATCCAAACTTTCGTATCGAAACTAAAAATGGCGATCTCACAGAAAAAATCCGCTCGCGTCTTGAAAAGCTCACGGTGCGGGACGAGGCGAGCTGGAAATCCGACAGCATGACCCTGGAGCTCGCGGATGATGGCATCGAATGGCCTTCGGATGGACTTGAATTCACCGTGGCCCTTGGCTATGGAAACGTCCTTACGACGGTCGGAAAGTTCACGACCAAACACATCGGGATTTCCATGAACGGCAGGCGGACCCTGAAAATGGAAGCCGCGGCCATGGAATCAAGCGCAGCGCTTAAAAGCCAGCGCGAGCAGTCCTGGGATGGGACCACGCTCGGAGCCATAGCCGAGGAAATCGCGCGGCGGAACGGCCTCAAGCCGATGGTGTTCGATGAGCTGAAGGCCATTCCAATTGAGCATGAGGACCAGACTGAATCCGATATTGCGTTTCTGGTGCGTCTTGGACGCCGCTTTGATCATACGGTCAAGGTCAGCGGCCGTTATCTTATGCTCACGCCAAGGGACAAGGGCGGGGATCCGGATGGAGCGAACCAGCCCATCACGATTGAGAACCCCATACGGTTTGAATATTCCGGGGAGCAGACGCAGCGCTACACGGGAGTGCGCGCATTCTGGTACGACAATGCAGCCGCAGAGAAGAAGTATGTCATGTATGGGAAGGAAGGCGTGGTCCTGGAGCTGGAATTTAACAAAGGATCGGAGGACAGCGCACGCAAGGCAGCTGAGGCGAAGTTTCGGGAAGTAGTTCGCAGGGGAAAGACCTTGAGCCTTACTGTTTCAGGAAACACACAGCTGGCGGCTGAGAGAAGGATCAATGTAATTGGCTTTGGTAATGGTATTGACGGCGAATGGGTGATTGATAAAGTCGAGCATGCCCTTGCTCCCGGGGGCTTTGAGTCAACTGTCGAGTGTTCAGTGGATGGGAAGAAGGAGTCTGGAGCAATTGGTCAGGAAGAAGTCCAAAATTAGCAATCTCAGCAGAATGATAGCCTTAATGGGTGCGTAAAAAAGACTTATTTGTCGGAAGAGAGGACAGAATCACAATCCATCCTCTCCAGTTTTTCAAATGGTAAATCATTTACCATTTCCAGGAATCGCCTCTGGCCAACCTCGAATGTTCATATCTCTCAGAAACGACAAAATAATGCTCAATTCTGAATCTGAATATCCTTTGCTGGATATCCACTCTTTCACTTTAAGCTGTCGCCTCTCTAGTTGGCGACTAAGGGAGGGTGCTTTGTCACTCTCACTTTTGGGCCTATCATCCAACGGCAAGCTCGCAAGCTTCTTTACTTCTTGTAGAACATAGTCGGTGTCTTTCGATTCCTTTTTGAACGCTATCTTCACTAGTGGGGTGATGTCTAAAGCGTGGCTTTCTATAATATTCTTAACGGAATCTGGCCACGAACCGATCTTGACGAGCTGCTCTATATATTTTCTGCTTTTCCCAAAAAGTTCACCGATTCTTTCGTTAGTAAGTCCTGACTCCTCTTTGAATTGTAGGATAGCTTCGGCGTAATCCACTGGCTTCAGATTGGATCTATTTATGTTCTCTGCAAGTTGAATGTGAAGTCTTTCAGATTCATCCCCTACAATTTTTACCACGCATTTCACTTTTTCCCATCCGAGTGATCGGACGGCTGCAACGCGCCTATTTCCAGCGATCACGCAAATCTTGCCTTTTTGATATGCGATGGTCGGATACTGAATCAGCCCGCGTTCTTTTATTGAGGCAACTAGGCCCTTGAACTCATCGTCATCATCTATCTTCTTCCGAACGTTTGCACCGTCAGATAAGTATTTCAAAGGGACGTTAATAACCTGCCCTTCGCTCTTAGTGTCAGTGATGATCTTAATCATTTGTAGAGGGATGCCGTTCACTTGACCTGCAGACTGATCCTTGTGGAATGCAAGTCCATCAGAACTGGAAATCTCAGACATCGTATCAGTAGCGCGTTCATTATCTGCCATAATTTCTCCTCGTCCCTAAGCAAGGTCAGTCGAATTCTAAAACATCTTCAGTTGCGAAATCATCGTTGTTCTCTTTCAACACCACATCCAGATCGCTAAGCATTTGACTAGCCTGCTCGGCTGTAATAGTTGGGGTTTTAGGAACACGACCACGTCGCACGCGAAGTTGAGATATCAAGTCTTTAGCCAATTCTAGATAACAATCTCTTGCCGGAATCTTCTGTGCACTCTTGTAAAAAATCAGCGGCGTCCTCATATCAGACGAGCTTGCCATTGCATCTGTATTTGGTATTCGACCAAGGATCGGCATGTTGTTCTCTGCACCGTAAGAAGCTATCAACTTCTCAAACTTTCGATGAGTCGCGTTTCTACCTATGTATTTCGTGAGCACAGTGCCCAGTAAAAACAGAGTTGGATTGAAGTCTTCTTGGATCTGTCGAATCTCCTTGAACATAATAGACAGACCGTCAAAGCTATCGGGTTCCGCAAAAAGCGGAATGATATAGTAGTCCGAAGCTGCCATCACGTTTGCAAATGTATGACTCAAGTCCGGGTGCGTATCAATCACGACAACATCATAAAGGTCTAATTCTTCGGTTCGCAGCCATCGCTTCAGTCTATAAGGGCTGAACTTTTCGTGATTAAAGGCCGAAAAATCTTGCCAGCCAGAAACAAGTTCCAAGTTTTCTATTTGGGTGGGAATAGCCACTTCAGCCAAGGGCTTATTTCGCATTAGTCCGTCAGCTATTGTCTTGTTTTCTCTCTTCGCGGCGAGCTTCAATCCGAGATGATTACTTGCGTTCCCTTGGTAGTCAGCGTCGACCAAAAGAGTGGATTTTCCCAAGTATGCAAAGCATGCTGCAAGATTCACGGCTGTTGCAGTCTTTCCTACTCCGCCCTTCTGATTGGTAATAGCTAATACAATTGGCGTTTTATTCTTTTTTTTCGGATGTGACATACGATTTAACCCTGCCTGTCAGAGTGATGATTTCCAATATTACCGCATTCTTTAAAACTTAGTTATAGAATTCAAATCATATTTGACGGAAAATAATGTGACGTGTACCATTGCTGGAAGTGACAAAATGTACGGTTCATGGAGGAATCGTCATCCGAATGAAAAATGCCCAACAAATAGACAGGCCGGTTACAGCAAAATCCGCTGGTGATTCGCCCGAGTTTTGGATCAGTAAAGGCTTCTCTCTTCGAGAAGCAGCTCAGCTATCGAAAGATGCTGGCTTGAATGTGAAGTCTAAAATAAAAAGAAGAAACGATCCCTCCGAAACCGTCGCCCCCCCACATCAAACAAGGACTGAGAACTGCTTTGATACGAATAATTATTTCGATTTGAACGGATCAAAAAGCATCTTTTTAGAAGGCAGAGCAAGGGAAACTATTTCGCCCTTTGGGCTTGGATCAAGACTGAATCCAAAAAACTTCGGAAATATGGGCAGAGAAGCCAAGCGGCTTTCCCGTCAACAATCCATTGATGAGTCTCTGGGTTCTAAGTGGATGAAGCTGGTTCTGTGCGGACTCGGAACACTTGTGTGTAGTGCTGCACTTATTGCTTATGGATCAATTTCAGCAGGAAATTCAGTCGAGGCCAAATTTTGGGCGAGCTTGATAGTTATTTCGAGTTCCATTCTGCTTGCGCTGCCATTCTATTGGTGGACGGTTAGATCCTGGATTCAGAAATGCCTAGGTCTTTCAATCATTGCCATCGGCTACACAACCATGCATGCATCAATCACAACAGCAGAAAAGAAAGCTGTACATGTGGCCATTGCTGGAACCGCTGGAGTCCGACAGCTAGAAGAAAGTATCACAGATATAGAGCAGCGATTGAAGCCGACCCGCGACGCTATTGCGCGTCTCGATCCTGTCGAGTATCGCACTCTCATTGCACGTATGCAGTCTGAATCAAAACCTTTGGAAGATGAACTAGTGTCCACCCGCAAGGAGCTGGCTCAGGCCCGGGACAAAGCATTGTTGCTGGAAAGTTCAGGAGCCGATACATGGAGCTTTGTCGAGTGGATGCGTCGCCTAATGCTTGAACCACTCAATATTCTCTGCCTTCACGGCTTCATTGAAGCCTGGCCCCAAGCGATAAATGCTCTGCGCAGGCGTCGGATTCGCCTTGCACAGGTGGCGACATAGAGCGACAGTTGACATTGATTTGAAGAGGAGACGCAGAAAGAGGTTTAGAAAAACCGAGACCCCGGACGGGGAAGTGCCAAGGATGGCCAACCAAGACAAGATAACTTTCAGAAGCTCGCACCTCTGAAAATATCCCACGCCATCCTCCAGCGCAACCCCTGGCGATAAATTTTGTCAAAATCACCCATTCGCGGCCATTTTTGCGCCTATTTTTGGCCACCGCGAACGGCAGAGGGAACCTTTGCGCTTGAAAGGGCCATGGATGGCTGCTGCTGCGAAGATCGTGGATCGTTATAAAGGAACTGGACGTATCAACAGGTCCAGCGAGGTTCCCCGGGCGCGAAAGCTTCTTTCGCACTATCGATTTGCCAATATCATTGAAATAGACGGTGAAACGCAGATTTTTGAAACTCCCCTCGACCATATATCCCGAAGTGAAGCCAGCGAATTCCAACTGTTCATGAGTTGGGCAAAGAGCGGCATGGACCCGGCCTCTTTCAAAGGTACAGCTTTTGCGGAAGATGAAGAATCTTACCGGGAATTCCTGGAAGAATTTCCTTTGTCGGCAAGCCACACACGAATTGAAGATGCCCGCTCGGAAGCGATCTGTAAGGGACGAACCGGAGCCGACTATATTGGAACGACGATCAGAAATCGTTCAGGCGATACGCTGACACTTAGATTCCTGGTCCTGGATCTTGATGCCGATCGCGCGGAAGACAGATTCAAGACAGAAGGCGCCATTGATTGGCAAAAAGCTGGCCCGTTTCTCGTGGAGAATGAACCGAGACTGATCGAGCGCTTATCAAAGGTTCTGCCATCACCCGGCGGCAAGGGGCTGCATCTGGTCATCGAAATCAGTCCGTTCCAGCTTGGTCTGAAATCGATGGCTTTGACTGAGTTTCTCGCCAAAACCGTGCTCAGGCGTCTGAATGTAATCCTTGACTGGCATGGCTTGGGCGCCGATCCTTCGGCAAAGAGCCTCGACCGTTGGGCAGCAAACTGGGAGAACAAGGAAATCCTTCTGGATGAAGATACGTGGCGGAACACTCGAAAGAGAGCGGAGTCCAGACGCGATCGGGTTTTGACGGATCTTTTTGAGTACACGAGACGTCATCCAGCGCTGCGGCCGACCAAGGAATTCCTCTTTGAAAAAGGGAAAATTCTATATCCGGACGCCCGTACAGAACTGAAACTGGCGAAGCTCTATGATCACCTGCTCAAGGCTGATGGCTGCCTTCAAAAGGGGCTGTCATTTTCGGATATCATGGGCATCTCGGGTCTTGCTGAAAATACGCTCCGAAAAATCATGAAATGCGGCCTCCCCTGGTTGAAATTTGAAGGTAGGGGCAGAGCCTACGATCTCCAGCTGATACCTACGATAAAATTTACAAGGCGATGCCGCTGGCTCCTCCTGGAGGGCGAATTCAAGTTTGAACTCCACGAGCCTGAGTTTGTTCTCGATGGCGAGCGATTCAATTGGATCGGTTCCCTGGCGGCTCACTGCAAACAGCATGGTATTACACA